TTATTGTAATATTCGCAGCATCAACATTTGAATTTGTAATTTGTCTAGTAACTGGAGAAGATTGAGTTACAGTAACTCCTACTGCTGTTACAGAAGAACTACTTTCGATACCTTCAACTTTTGTTTGACCTGACGTTCCAAATCTAGGATTAAATGTCACATCTTGAAAGTTGAAATCAGTTGTAACTGGATTAGTAGAATCAGCAGTTGATTTTAAGACAGGAGTGTCATTAAGAAATACATCTTTTAGTGCAGCATTATTATATGCAGCAGTTCCCTGCGTTCTACCCTCTTTTGAAGCAGTAGCAAAACCTTCAATCTCTCCTTCAGAAATTAAATCAAGAAAGGTAGCAAACTGCCTACTGTGTAAAGTATCAGGTGCTCTAGTTGGTTGAGGCGGAGCAGGAGGACTGCCACCACCAGAACCTCGAATAATTTTCTTTGGTAAATCTGTCATGCTTGTACCTGCTGAGTATCAATCGCACCACTTATAACAACTGATCCTGTAACTATCTCTCCATAAACTATTGGAACGGGAGTACCTGCTCTTGATGTATTTTGCGTACCAGAAAAACTAAATGATAACTGTGGATCTTGTTCTGACTTAAATTCTTTTGGTTTTGGTAAAGGGAATAACATATCACTTACACCAGATAATACTAGACTTGTTCCTAAATACACAGCACTTTTTGCAATAAACCCTGCTTTCGCAAATGATGTTCCTGCGAAACCTTTTGAAAACGAGAAAGATAAATGAGGACTAATAATAAAAGCACCTGCAATCAAAGCTGCTCCTAGTAATATCTTTCCAGTACCTCTACCAGCACCAGCTATTACAGGAACAATATGTATATCTTCTTGTCCTATTGGATGATGTATTTCTTCTTGATCTACCGCATAATTACCAACTTTTACCTGATAATATTGAGGATTCATGTACTTCTCTACTTGCGGAAAATTATTAACAAGAAAACTTACCGCTTTTCCAAGACTATCTACTTGTATTTCAAATTCTTTATGTCCTACAAATTCTGCAAGCTCGCCATATAATTTTAATTTACGCAACATAACGATACCTACCTCCTGTGCATTTTAACAACCATTGAGAATAAGGCTCTCTACAAGATAGTCTATCGGTTAAATGATGTAAAACATCCCCATCTAAGAAAATAGCTACATGATTTAAACCAGGAGATCCAATAGACATCAATAAAGCATCACCATTCATTGTTTTTTCATCTGGCCTAAGTTCTCTAAAACCTGTTCTCCAAGCACAAGTTTCAAATAATGGATTTAATACAAATTCTTCTGGAGTTGTAGGTCTATCCCAATCTTTTAGTTCAATACCTTTCTCTTCTTTATACCAATCTCTCACCAAGCTCCAGCAATCAGTAACACCCCAAACCCAAGGTCTACCTAATAAAGGTGGCTTAAATCCACAAGGTTCACAATATCCCCACTGTTCTGTTTTTGGATTAACAATATGCCATGGAAGATTACTTTGTTCACAACTAATTTTATCTGCCTGACTAGGTGTAGGTGGTGTTACAGGATGACTATGAACAACGGCTGTTATCTCTCCTGTATTATCTGCCTTTACATAATCTTCTGGATCAATAATAAAACATTGATGATCTGTCATAGAGAGATTACGACAAGGATAATATCTTTGTTTTCCTCGAATATTTAACAATAAACCACAAGACTCTTTAGGATCTTGATCTTTCGCATGAACAAGTGCTTCTTCTTTCCAATTCATGCTATGAACGTACCAATCGAAGGAAACTCTGTTCTAGTGCATTGTCTTTTAGG